ACACAGTAGACATCAAGTGAAGCTACTGTGAAGGCGGCCAAAAATCAGAGATTTTTGACCAAAAAGGAAAGTTTACCAAGAGGAAAAAATATGCGACGACGACGCAAATTAGGACGCCGAAAATCCGCGAAGATGTTCGCGAAAGGCGTCATCAAAACGCACCCGAAAAACCGAGCGATGACGGTCCGGGGCGGAATCAGGCTGTGATCGGTGAGCCGATCGCCTGGGAAAGAGCCCGGCCGTAGCCGGGCAAGCTCATGACATGTTACTCACCCCTAAAAGGGTTCGAAAACAAAGAGGAGGGCGGAATCGTATTCAAACGATCCGCCTTGGCCGGCAAGGCAATGGAGGTAGCCTGCGGCCAATGCATAGGATGCAGGATTGACAAGAGCAAAGAATGGGCTGCCAGAATAGTGCACGAATCACAAATGCACCAGGAGAACACTTTCGTCACACTCACTTACGACCAAAAAAATCTCCCACACGACGGCAGCTTAAAAAAATCAGACTTCCAAAAATTCATGAAGCGACTGAGGCGACGACATGAAGACAAAACCATACGGTATTTCCACTGCGGCGAATATGGCGAGAAGCTTTCTCGGCCTCATTATCACGCTTGCATTTTTGGGATCGACTTTAGCGATCGCGTACCTTATAGCCAGGCTAATGATGTAATCACCTGGACAAGCGAAGAACTAACGGACATATGGGGAATGGGATTCACAACCTGCGGGGAACTAAATTACGCCACGGCCGGATATACCAGCCGTTACATACTCAAAAAAATTACAGGCAACCGCGCAGAAGACCACTACACAAAACTCGACCCCTATACAGGGGAATTAATAAAAATACAGCCCGAATACGTAACTATGAGCCTAGGGCGGAAAAAGGGAGAGGGAATTGGCGGAACATTCTACAAAAAATACGAAAGCGACTTCTTTCCGCGTGACGAATGTCCGATACCAGGGAAAGGGGTATATAAGTCAGTACCTAAATACTATGAACGTATTTTCGCGGAAAAAGATCCAGACACCTACGAGCAGATTAAACAAGCTCGAAAGCTTTACAGAGATACCCACGCTAATGAATACACAGCTAAACGACTCGAAACCAAATACAAAGTCAAAAAAGCGCAGCTAGCGCACTTACCAAGGAGCTAACATGCCAGCCATATGGATGCCGACAGACAACGGCGAAACAATCAAAATACTCAACCAACCAGGCACCCAATACAGTGCCGAAATATGGGAAAGACTAAAAACCGGACTCGGCCTGACAGACCAACAACTCGCCGACAGGCTCAACAACGAATAGAGGTGATCATGTACAAGCACAAATGGCTCGAAAACCTATACAGAGAAAAAGTAGCCGAGTGGAAACGATCAGGCGACAGACTATCAAAACGCCTCTTCGAAGCCGAATACAAAGAAGAAATCTACGCCGCTTTTCAACAAGATGCAGCGTACAAAAAAGGATTAAACTGATGAAACTGAACGCGTACACAATCTACGACGTAGCTTCGGGCGTATACATGCGCCCTTTTTTCTCACAAGCAGACGGACAGGCAGTCAGAGGATTTAAAGACATAGCAACAGATGCCGACCACGAAATCGGGAAACACCCGGAAGACTACACGCTCTACAGGATCGGCTCATTCAACGACACAACCGGCAAAATGGAAGGCGAGGAACTCGAAAAACTCGCTACAGGATTAGAAATGGTTTCGGCAGACCGAAACCCAAACCAAGCAGAATTAAAACTCGCAACAGGGGAATAACGTGGCACGAACAAAAACAGGGATATCACCACACAGATTCGGACAAGTACCGCGCGCGGACATACCGCGCTCCAGCTTCAATCTATCACACGGCGTAAAAACGACCTTCGACGCAGACTACCTGGTACCCAACGGAGTATGGGATGTAATACCAGGAGACTCATGGAACGTAAAAACAACCATCGTGGCAAGACTCGCAACACCACTACACCCACTACAAGACAACCTATACATCGACCAGTTCTATTTTTTCGTGCCCTACAGAATACTATGGGACGATCCAGCAGGAGGAAGCTGGGAACAATTCATGGGCGCCCAAACAGACCCGGGAGACACAATCGACTACACAATACCGGTATGCGGATACGGAGCAAACTCAATAGACACCGGAGACCTGGGCGATTACATGGGCCTGCCATTCGGACTAGACACCGACGGACCAGACTTCAGCTCACTACCATTCAGAGCATTCTGGCTCTGTTTTAACGACTGGTTCAGAGATGAGAACCTAACCGACAGCCACACTATAGACACATCAGACGGGCCAGACGCGGTAGCAGACCACGGCGCATTCTCAGCGCCACCAAAACGAGCGAAACGACACGACTATTTCACAAGCGCATTACCCTGGCCGCAAAAAGGAGAGGCAGTAGACCTACCATTAGGCACAGTCGCACCGGTAAAAACATACGACTGGACCGCAGGCGTATTTGGATCAATTAACCAAACAACCGGACAAGAAGTAGGCCAGGACGTAAGCGCAGCAGCACTATCAAACTTCGACGCAGCAGACGCAGGCGGCGACTTACTAGTGGGCGCAACAGGGGCGGGAGCGACCGTAGCACTAGGCGCAGACCTAACCGACGCAACAGCCGCCACAATCAACGAACTACGGCTGGCATTCCAGACGCAAAGACTATTAGAGCGAGACGCAAGATCAGGCACAAGGTACGTCGAGACGCTCAAGGCACATTGGGGAGTCACATTTCCAGACTACACAGCAGCGCGTCCTGTTTACCTAGGGGGAGGGAGCCAGACCGTAGGAATAACGCCTGTACCACAAACAACAGAACCGGCAACAGCAACAGCAGACGACGCCAAAGGCGCTCTCGCAGGATACGGATACTCAAGCGGACAACACGGATTCACGAAAAGCTTCGTAGAACACGGCGTAATAATCGGAATCATGAACGCCAGGGGCGATATCACTTATTCCCAGGGCGTAGACCGATACTGGACAAAATCAACACGCTACGACTTTTATTATCCCGTCCTCAGCTCCATCGGGGAACAATCCATCCTGAACCAGGAGCTCTGGATCGAAGGAGACGCCACAGACCAGGCGGTATTCGGTTACACAGGAAGATACAACGAATACAGATTCCAAAACTCAAAACTAAGCGGACTGGCAAGACCAACCGCAACCGCCACACTCGCGAGCTGGAACTTGAGCGAAGAATTCACGTCGCAACCAGCACTCGGAAACACATTCATAACATCGAACACAGGAACGCCACTCGACAGAGCAATACAAGTACCAAGCGAACCGCATTTCATAGCGGACATATGGCACGACATCAAAGCCGCACGACCCGTACCACTGTACGGAAACCCGGCGGGCATAGGGAGATTCTAGTGGGACCAATGCCAGTAAGCGCAAAAGCAGCAGCAGCAGGATCGGCCTTCGGGCCGATCGGCTCAATAATCGGGGGCCTCGCAGGGCCGGTAATAGGGGGGCTATTCGGCAGAAGCGGACAAGACAGCGCAAACGCAGCAAACTTAAGAATTGCCAGGGAAAACAGAGCCTGGCAAGAACGCATGAGCAACACAGCATACACAAGGTCTGCGGCAGACTTACAAAGAGCAGGACTCAACAGGATACTGGCTTTAGGCAAGCCAGCATCAACACCTGCCGGAAACATCGCAACAATGCTCAACAAGAACAAACAGCTGGCAGAAGGAATAAGCACAGGAGTCAACACCGCACTACAAGCGCGGAAACTAAAGCAAGAAATCAAAGAATCGGATGCGAGGATCGCAAACATCAACGCCGACACGACGTTGAAAGGAGTAACGGGTAGCGAAAAAGGGGCAAACATAAATCTGCTGGACCAGAGGGCACAGACAGAGATAAAACGACAAGCCAATATCGTCGGCCACACTCAGCTCATGGGATTACAACGTGACATTATGAAATTAAATATGTACGGAATCAGAGCAGAAGCCGACTTATGGAAATGGCTTGAAACAGCAGCAGAAACCGACCTAAGAAAATTGCTACCAACAGCAGGGCGATTCCTGGCACCGATCATCAGGAACATCATCACACTAAAATTCGCACCAGGGGCGCGGACATCAAATCCAAGATTCAACATGGAGCTATCACAATGAGCATGCTAGGAACCAAACAACCATCGGAATACACCGACGGCCGAACGAAGCAAAGCTTCAAAGACGAGACAGACGTCAACCAAATCATCGCGAAACACACGCGCATGGGAACGCTGTCACACCTAGAACAATGGGGGGGCACCTACGGAGACTGGAGCGAATTCGACTTCCAAGACGCACAAAACCAAATCAGCAGAGCCAATACCATGTTCGAACAACTGCCTTCGGCAGTCAGAAACCAGTTCGCAAACTCTCCGGAGAAATTCCTGGAATTCGTGAACGACCCGGAGAACCAAGACGACCTGGCTAAAAAATTGCCAGAACTGGCAAACAAACGGACCGCACCACTGCCAAGAGCCAGAGACGTGGTGGATCCAGAACCAACGCCTGAGCCGGAACCAGAGCCCGGCCAAGGCTAAAAACACAGGGCCGCCTTAGGGCGGCCCTACTCCCCTACGAACGGGGAGAGGAGACAAACCATACAGAGAGGTGTATGGTGTCACCTACACAGTAGACATCAAGTGAAGCTACTGTGAAGGCGGCCAAAAATCAGAGATTTTTGACCAAAAAGGAAAGTTTACCAAGAGGAAAAAATATGCGACG